CCTACCACCTTCGGCTATTACGGCTACTCCAGATGATCTTCCTTTAGAAACAAATAACCCTGAATTTAGATTTGTAACTATGGTTAATCCTGCTAATGGAAACATACAAGTAGTACAATTTAAAGGGGATGTACCTGTTGATGCTGCTGCATATAATCAATTAATAAATTCAGGATTTTATGTGCAAGGAAGTCCAGAGTTAGCTCAATACAAACAAGAAGCAAATCGAGATCCAGAACAAGATCAATCAGTTCAAGATGGTACAAAACCTGCTAATAGACAAACTGTAGGGGAGTTACTTTGGACAACTCAACGAGGTATATATGGTAAAGCATTTCCTGATAGTTTTACTGCTAAAGTAAGTTCAAAATTAGGTAAAGTAGGAACATTAGGATTGTTAGGGGCTGCATTACCAGATGGTCCAACTGCTTTAGAAGCTAACATTAGAGAAGCTAAAGAAAGATTAGCTCGTGGTAAAAATTATCAAGGGGTAGCAATGAACGCTGCAGAAAAAGCAGGGTTACAATTTTTAGTAGGTTTAGAAGGCCTACCTGAAAATAAAATTTACGATATGATATATAAGCAATATGGTATACATTTAGGCATAGGAAAGAAAAGCGGAAAGAAAAGAAACATCAGAGTACCTGATCTAACAAAAGAAGTAATGGTAGATGATTTAAACGCAACTACAGTAATGAGAGACAGAACTACTTCTCTTAAAAAAGCTCTTAAAGGTGCAGGTGAAGCTACAAAAGCTGAAGGCGTAGCTACTTTAAAAGAAGAAAAAATTAAAGTAAAAACTGCTTTAGACAAAATTAAAAAGATAAAAGATGACGCAGATGATAACAACCGAACTATTGCAGAACAAGGCAGAATTGATGCTCCTTCCGGTTCTTCACAAAGAGAAGAAAGAGAAGAAAGAGAAGATGCTGCTAGAGGAAGAGGTACTACACCTACTAATAGAGGTGGCACTGGAACAGCAGGAAAAGGTGTAATAGATAAAACAAAAGATTCAGCAAGTGCTTACTCAGGACGAACAGGAAGCAACAGAGAATTTGGAATGAATAAAGGTGGACTACTAAAAAAACCTAAGAAGAAGACTAAGACTAAAAAATACTAATCAACGATAAGGCGACCCGGTGATGCCACCGCCAACATAAAGGAATAACTAATGCCCGAACTCAACGTAATGGAATCCCCTAAAGTAGCTGGCTTTGTAGACAGTTCGCACTCAAATGCAAACAGACGCAGAGCAGAAAAAGAAGAAAAAGAAATAGAAGAGCTTATGCAATCTCGACAAGAAGATAGAGAAGAGCAAGAGCAAGAAGCTGTTGTTGCTGAAGAAGCTCCTAAAGAAGCTGCAGTCGATGAAGACAAAGATTTAACACGAGAAGAGAAGACGTACAAGAAACGGTATGATGATCTTCGTAGACACCAAAACAAATTGGTTGAACAAGTTAAAACTTTAGAAGCTAAAGTAAACGATCCTGCTTCTTTTGCTGCTCCTACTACAGAGGAAGAACTAGAAGCGTGGAAAGAAAAGTATCCTGACGTTGCTAACATTGTATCTACCTTAGCTAAAAAAGAAGCACAGGCTATGTACAATGCAGCAGATGAAAGGCTCTCTCGTTTAGATGAGATAGCTGAACAAGCTGACAGAGCAAAGGCTGAAGCTGAGATACGAGCTATACACTCAGACTTTGACGAGTTAAAGGATAGTGACGCATTTCACGATTGGGTAGATGTACAACCTAAGTGGGTAAAAGATGCTTTATATGTAAACTCAGATGACCCAGCCTCAGTAGCTAGGGTAATTGATTTATATAAAGCTGACAACAACATAGTTAATAAAGGTAAGAAAGCTTCCGCTAAGAAAGCTGCAGCAGCAATTGTCACTAAGAAAGGGCGAACCTCTGTAGATGCAGATGAATCTAATGGAAGAATTACCGAGTCTGACGTTAATAAAATGTCAACAGTAGAATACGAAAAGCGTTCCGATGAAATTATGGAAGCTATTCGAGGAGGGCGATTTGTCTACGATATGACAGGTGCAGCCCGATAAAAAAAAGTGTTGACAAAATTGTCGCACTTTGATATAACTAGTACTATCTATAAAAACGTAATGGCCCTTAGAAATAAGCTACCCATAGTTCTTATAATTCATCAAGTCTAAACTATCATATAAGACCTACCTGATACAGATGGCCCACTGTAGAGTAAGATTAGCTAGTCTGCTTTACATTGCACCCGGATTGTTCAGCCTCTTGTTATTACCGTTTAGCTTTATTTGTAAGCCAAACATCCATAGGAGGAATTTAATATGGCTTTTTCAGTAGCGGCAGGACACGGAAACCTGCCAAATGGAAACTTCTCTTCGGTTATCTATTCGAAGAAAGTACAGGTTGCTTTTCGCAAGTCAACCGTAGTCGGAGACATTACGAACTCTGATTACTTTGGGGAAATTGCGTCACAAGGTGACACTGTTAAAATAATCAAAGAGCCTGAAATCTCAGTTAAGGCATATGCTCGTGGTACAACTATTCTACCACAAGACCTTGACGATGAGGACTTCTCGTTGACAATCGACAAATCAAATTACTTTGCTTTTAAGATTGACGACATTGAAGAGGCACACAGCCACGTAAACTTTATGCAACTTGCTTCTGATAGAGCAGCATATAGATTGGCTGACCAGTACGACCAAGATGTATTGGGATACTTATCAGGTTACAAACAATCATCTCTTCACGGACAACCAGACACAGTTAACGCAACTGTAAACGGTACTGTGGCAGTTTCAACAGCAGGTACAGATGAACTTCTTTCCAGCATGAAACTAAACAAAGGTGACTTTGGTAACATCACTACTACTTCAGCAGGGACTCACTCGATTCCTCTGACTCCACGTATGCCGGGTGCAACATCCTTGCCTACAGCTACAGCATCACCAATGATGGTTGTATCTCGTATGGCTAGACTACTTGATCAACAGCAAGTTGATACAGGTGGACGTTGGTTAGTTGTAGATCCTGTGTTTATGGAAATGCTACGTGATGAGGATTCTCGTCTTCACAATGCAGACTTTGGAGCATCAGGAAGTATACGTAACGGCTTAGTTGTTAACAACTTAGGTGGTTTCAGAGTATACAGTTCTAGTAATCTACCAGCAGTTGGAACAGGTCCGGGTACTTCAGGTACAGCGAACCAGCTTGCTAACTATGGTGTCATTATGGCTGGACACGACTCTGCTGTTGCTACTGCAGAGCAGATTAATAAAACCGAATCATACCGTGACCCTGACAGCTTTGCTGACATTGTTCGTGGTATGCACTTGTATGGCAGAAAGATTCTTCGTCCAGAAGCTCTCGTTCAAGCCGTATATAACGCAGCTTAGGGGGACATAAAAAATGGCTACACAAACTGGCGAATTAGTCTCTGCAAGAGGGATGAGCAACAGGGGTAGAATGCCGTACTTTGTACAGTCTTCTATCAACCTAGCTACTGCAACAACTGAGAAAGGTTCTGCTTTAGCCGCAGGAGATATTTTTGAGGCTATATCAGTTCCAGCTAACACACTAGTACTACAAGCAGGTATGCAATATGATACTGCTCTAGACTCTAGTGCGGCTGGAGTTACCTTTAACTTAGGTTTTTCTGACACTCACGGTGCAGTAGATACTTTTGTTGCAGTACACGATGGTGATGCTGCTACTGCAGGTGACTACGCTACACCTACTGACGACTCTAACATACTAGTTGAAACTGCTGATACCATTGATTTGGAATTGCAAGCAATATCAACAACACCTGTTAGTGGCATAATTAGGATATTTGCAGTTATGATGGATTGTTCCGACACAGGGTCATTAGCACCTGTTGATGTCGATAGAGACACATTAGCATAATACAAAACATATGAGGGGGCTGGTTGAACTGGCCCCTTCACCTTATTTATGTGAAAGATTATATACATGGCAGAAAGTTATCTAACTTTAACGAACAAGGTTCTAGCAAGGTTAAATGAAGTTGAACTAACATCTTCTACATTTTCATCTTCTAGAGGAATACAGACACAAGCTAAAACTGCTATCAATGAAGCTGTTCGCTACATAAATCAAAGAGAATTTAACTACCCATTTAACCACGCTACTGAAAGTAAAACACTAACCGCAGGTGTTGTTCGGTACTCGCTTCCTGCCTCAACTAAAGTAGTAGACTACAATACTTTTAGAATAGTAGCAGATGAATCGCTAGGTAACAGCGGTGGTAAACTGGGCATCCTTGACTACAATGATTATATTAATAAACATGTAGATCAAGAAGATCTTATTATATCTACAACCTTAAATGGCTCTCATTCAAATTCCGTCACTACTCTCACTCTTACCTCAACTACTGGTTTAGATAGTGCAGGTAAGTTACACATAGGAAACGAAGAAGTAACGTATACTGCTATTAGTGGTAACGATGTTACTGGAGTTAGCCGTGGTGCAAATAGCACAACCGCTGCGGCTCATAGTAGCGGTGTAGTTGTAACACAATTCGATGACGGAGGTGTACCCACACATGTGGTACGAACCTTAGACAATAACTATTTATTGTTCCCATACCCCACCAAATCTTTTGTAATAAAATTTGACTACTTTACCTTCCCTACGGATATGGTTTTACACGGTAGTACTACAACAATTCCTGATCGTTTTGCGGCAGTTATTGTTGATGGGGCTACTTCTTTTGTGTATCAGTATCGAGGAGAAGTACAACAATACGGCATAAACTTTACTAGGTTTGAACAAGGCATAAAAAATATGCAAACTCTGTTAGTAAATAAGTATGAGTATATAAGATCTACGTATATGCCAAACAACGCAAGGGGTGGCTTTAGCTCCTCCCTCAGAGTTAATTAATGCCAGATAATTCACAGGTACAACCTTTTTCATTCAACTGTGAGGGTGGGCTGGTTCTTAACCAATCTACTTTTATTATGCAGCCTGGACAAGCTCTAGAGTTAACTAACTTTGAGCCTGACGTTGAAGGTGGCTATAGACGCATTAATGGCTTTTCCCCCTACATAATACAGCAGGTTCCTGCAACATCACTTAGTAGTGAGCCTATGTTAATGTCAGCTTTATTTCACGACTATGTAGTAGCTGCTAGAGGAGAAAAGATATTTAGTTCTGCTAGTACTACGTTATCACAAAAAATTATAGCTAGTACTACAATGTCTGGGTCTGGTACTATAAATGCTAAGAGTACAACTTCATTTAGTTCTAGTGGTACTGTATACATTGACTCAGAAATATTTACTTATACAGGAAAAACAGCTACAACTTTTACTGGTGTAACTAGAGCAACAAGTAGTACTACGGCAGCACTACATTCATCTA